GATTCCCGCGTCTCACGACGCTCGGCAAAAGGCACCGATGAGCTTGCGCCCATCAGCGCCCCGTACGCCAATGCCACCCCGTATTTTGGGTGACACACTACCTCGCTATCCGCAACTGCGGAAAGAGCGATACCGAACCATAATGGCGATTGGGTGTTTCTATCCCATAGACCATGTCTAGTTGTCATCGGCAAATGCAGATGGCGCCCATCAATTGCTTCATCCGTGTACCCCGCGAAGGGGCGTACGAAGAAACTCATGAAAGGAGACCACCAACTCCCCGTACATGCTGTAAGGAAGCTGGCCCAGCGCGGGTTACCCCGTGCCAGTGCATTGTGTAGTCTTATGCGCTCATGGAACGAATCCAGAGGCTCGTGGACGAACACCGGTCTGACCGGCTTACCGCCATGCCAATCTGCTCCACACGACTCGCGGAACGGTCCAAAGAAAAAGGACTTTTCCGCGTTCAACTCGAACCCGAAATACCGCAAGAGTTCCTGCAGTATACCGGATTCATTCTGTCTGATGACAATGTCATCCCCGTACACCCGGAAGTCCGGGGCGGTGCCAGTGTAACTATGGCAGGCAGAACATATCGAGGCGAATATTAGAGTCTCCAGAGGGAAGCAGAACCCATTGCCCATTGAAACAAAGCCGTGATACTTATGGCTTTCCGACTCGCCAGCCAATCTCCAACTCGGAGACCGGGTGTCGTTGAAGAACTTAAACCATCCTGCTGGAAACAACTCCCGAACAAGTTCGGTGTAGATGCTCCCGGATGCGTTCTTCATATCGGCGGTGCAATAGGGGTTCGGAACACCAGTAGAGCCCTCGCGGGCTTTCTCCTGGTTCGGGTACTGGTCGCGTAGGTCGAGGTTGACCCTACGTAACCGCACCTTCAAGTACCCATCCGCAGCTAGCTGGACCAGCTGGTTGAGTAATGGTTCCTTAGCAATCGTACGGCTACAATCGCTATCTTTTTTGGCATAAGAAATACCATTGTAGTCCACCAACACAATCTTCGCCATGAACGCGGCCTCGAACCCTTCGGGGTCGATGCACGTGATCGGGGCGGATTCGTGTCCCGGCTCGTCATAGTTCTTGACGAAACCGAGCACCTCCCAGAACATCGGGAGCCGCTTGGCTATTGTGATGGCATATGGAAGTGCCGTTGGTGTGACGGTCCACTCTTCGCTCAGGAGTTTTCGAGCGAAGTTGGTGAACCGGCCGCTCACACCAACATTGGCGCCTGGACCCCACCTGGCATGTCTACTAAGTTCCTTGTAACTTGGTTCATCGCCAATCACCGAACGGATGTAACTCCGCATCTTCCCCACAAGGGGGTGAGGATCATGACTTGACAACGGGGCCCCATGGGCCCAGTCCCAAGTGTGCTTAACACGCCGAGCTCGAAGGAGCCGGTTCAGATGCCGATTACGACGCTCTCCCTTTAGAAACTTAAGGAGAGCATTTTCGTCTGCTAACTTCGCATTATTCACGAAAGGATACTTTTTAACAAAAGCGGCGCAAGAAACCGCCCGGAAATGTTCATCCGGGTCCTCATACGTCTGTGTGAGAAGTTTCTTGGACTGACAGAGAGCACCGGCGACATCACCAAGATTCACATGGTGGTAGATCGCCTTAGCGTAGTGCCAATCGGGGTTCTTTACTACATTTGAGAGAAAGGATCGAAGAAACTTAAGACCCCTCCCCGCATGCGCTTCATTGTGCTGCTTGACCTGATGTCGAAGCTGCTCCTCCAACTCGATAATCGAGCGGACCCTGCGGGGTCGCAACGGAGGTGTTTTCTTGGTCTCGGATTTCATATTGAAGCTCCTCGAATCGTTTGCATGTTGGGATTTCACCAACACTCAGGATAACCATCGCCACAAGGGCGATGGTCAGGTTGCGAGGGTTGCCCCTCATCAGCCGTTAGCCTGACCGGCCTTAATCGCGGTTTTAAACGCGGCAGACGCAATGTAAGCGCCTAGGTCGTTGCAATACGAGTCGACGTCGCCATTGGCGATGCCGACGGGGAGCGAGAAATCCACCTTCGCCGATCCATCCGCCGTCGGGGTTTTCGCACCAGTCAAGGTGTGAGTCCGATAGAGGTAGACGGAAAAGCGAGAGAGGCCAGAAAACGTCGCAGTAGGTTTCGCAGGCACGCTCTTCTGAACAAGGCGATCTTTCACCGAGGTGGTGTTAGCAGGACCTTGATAGCTGAAGGCGGAACCGTTGCTGCTATCGACCGTATAAGCTTTAGCATTGACTGTCAAAGACATTTCTTAAACTCCTAAAAAAGGAAAGGATAAAGCGCACAATCACTTTGGCGGCCGAACAAGTCCGGCCATCTTTAAGCGTCGTGTTTGCACCGATAGCAGAGCTACTGCATCGAGCAACCGGAAATCCCTAAGAAACTTAAAGGGGTCCGCGCGGATGGATAACGAGGGTGCAACTAGCCCCGGGACTCTGTACTTGGTTAGCACAGATACCGTACTCGTACCAGAGGGTGATGAGCCCAAGGTAAAGTTCGAGTCAGTACACACGCAGTCGGTTAACTGGTATACGCCTAGCTTTTCATCGCTGACGGTATAACAGCCACCTAACACGTGCATACCAGGCTGGTAACTACGGCCAATCGCGCTCACAAAATCATTGAGCGTGACCATCCAATTAACCACGAAGGAGAACGACACGAGGTCGATCGCAGCCTCAGGTATTTGACCGATTGAAAGACCAACCTTTCTTGCGAAAGATTCAGTCTCGATTTCGATCAGCGACATAGCACGAACAGACACATTGTGTGTGTAGCTCGATACAATTG